TCATAATCTGCCCATGTGTCCAATCGGTCGTAACTTCCACCACCTGATCCTCCGCCTGTGCCAGCACCATAAGCGGATAATTCACCCGTAGCATAAGCGTTGCCATCTATCTGTAAATTACCGTTTACGATACTCAATTTTGCTAAAACATCAATGTTCGACTGTGTGATTAAATCTAATTGAGCCTTATTAGAGTGTGTATGCGTGTTGCTAAATGCAGTATTCCAATTGTCTACAAGAGCCGATGTAATACCATCCAAAACAGTTTTATTCGAGTGGGCGTGGTTGTTAGTAAATGCTGTATTCCAATTG